AAAGAAGAAAAGCCCCACAATTTCGTTTACCCGCACCAACTAATCTTTTTTGTCTATCCATTACACGTTCAATAGCCTCTCTATCATAATCACCGTATATGAAAAGATCAGGTATATATTGTTGATAATAATGATTACCTTCTTCTGTTGCTGATAAAACAATTCCAGCTGGTAAATGTTTTTTATGATACAAAATATCTGTAACCAGTGTTGATTTACCTGTATTCCGTTTACCTATAAAAACACAGACTTTGTCATCTGCCATTTTTTCAGGTTTGAATTTTCTCAACTGAAGATTCATCTACAGTATCGTGCCGTTTTAATTCATAAAATTTTACTCACATAGAGTAAGAATGGCTGGTCGATTAAACCTTGCTGTCACAGGATTTCAGGACCAATGGTTTACTGGTGAACCTGAATTTTCATATTTCCTGATGAATTTCAGAAGACATACTAAGTTTTCGATTGAGGCTGTAGAAACACCATTTGATGGAGATGTTGATTACGACGCGATTGTAGAATGTCGTATCCCTCAAAATAAAGGAGATCTCATTCGAAGTATGATGCTTAAATTTACTTTACCACAACCTACTGGTACTGCAGATTCGGGGTATGATATAAGATACCGTGAATCTATAGGTGCACAGATAATAGATTATGCCGATCTCGTTATTGGTGGACAAACTATAGAGAGAATAACAGGTGATTATATTTACATGTATGACCAAATACATAGTAATAAAGATGATATTGACCAAACTCTTTACTTTTTAACGGGGCATGGTAATTATGTAGCTGTTTCATATGATTGGGATTATAATGTTTTTTTACCTTTCTATTTCTTTAGAAACCCGAGTTTAGCTATACCCGTATGTGCTCTAACAAAACAACAAGTAGAAGTACATATAAAATTTAAAAAACTCAAGGATGTCACTGTACAATATAAAACAAGTACAGATATTAAAGACCCACCCACGGATGTTTCTTCATCTATAAAAGAAGTTTCACTTGTAACAGATTTCTTTTTTATTACCGATGATGAAAAGAGTTTTCTACTTACACGTCCTATAGAATATGTTATAACTCAAATACAAATGTCCAAATTCAAATTTGATGCTGGTATATCAAAAAAAGCTGGTATGCTTAACTTTAAAAATCCGGTCAAAGAAATGTTCTTTGTGGCGGTCAGTGATGATGTGTATAAATACGAACCATTAAAACACATTACTATGAAGTTTAATAATAATACAATTATAGATGCCGATAATTTAATGTTAAGTTATGAACAACCATTAAAGTATTATACTGGAACAACTGGTAATAACTTTGGTGTATATAGTTTCTCGTTGAAACCAGAAACATATTACCCGACCGGTCAAGTTAACATGAGTAGAATAGCCCATAATTTGATAGAAATTGAATTGGATTCACCAGATGCGAGTTTCGGACACAAAGTTTACGTATATGCTGTAAACTATAACGTCTTACGAGTACATAGCGGAATTGGAGGTTTAAAATTTTAGTCAGTTATACTAGTAATGGCTGGTCGTGTTCAATTACAAACATCTGGTCCACAGGACGCTTTTTTTACAGACGACCCCGAATATACATATTTCATAAAGAATTTCCAAAAACATAGCAATTTTGCACCATTCTTTGTTGATTTAGACGTTGAAGGTGATGTAGAGTTTGGTAATACCATTAAGTGTACCATTCCCCAAAACCAAGGTGATATTCTTAAAACTGTGAGCATGAAAGTTGAGTTGAGCGCTATAGATCAAAGTTTAACATCTGGGTACGATGGGTTTGGATACGTTGAATCTATAGGTCATGCCATGATTGAGTATGCAGAACTTCTTATAGGTGGACAGGTCGTTCAACGTATACCAAGTGATTTCTTAGCTATTTATTCTGATAACTATGTGACACAGACAAAACAGCACAATCTAGATAAACTTATTGGTAAGCCACCTTTAGAATTATCGGGTACACCTGTATCAAACAATGATATATTAGGGTATCTTGGTTTTGCTACATCTAATCAAAAGTATTTTGTTGATATTCCATTTTACTTTTATAATAATACAGAACTTGCTGTACCACTTTGTGCTATAACAGGTCAGGAAATTGAAATTGTTATCAAATTGAGAGATGTAAAAGATTGTATATACGGTAAACATACAGCAGATGAAGAATCGTATTATACAGGGTTATCACCAACAGGTCTCATAAAGAGTTTAAAAATAACAACAGAAATGGCTTCTTTAGATGAAGAAGAAAAACAAATGTTATTGAGTAAAAGAATAGATTATATCATCACACAAGTTCAGGAAAGTAAGGCGATTATACCTGTAAATACAACATCGGTTTTTAAACATAAACTCGAATTCAAAAATCCAATAAAAGAACTCTTTTTCGTTATTCAGCGTATAAGAAAGGTTGTTAATGGATTTTTTGTAAGTTCTTTTAATTATGACTCACCAAACCAAATTGTTAATAACATATACACAAATTATGAAAATCTAGATAATCTTGAACTTATACTCGATGATTCTGCAGTTTTGAATAAACAAACCGGCAACGTTATAAATTTACGAGCAGTTCAAAGTGGTATACACCATTCAAGAACACAATTATTCAGGAGATACTATTCATATAGTTTTGCACTCGAACCAGAGCGGTGGTATCCAACGGGGCAATTAAATTTTAGTTTAATTAAAGAGCAGATTTTAAAACTCACTTTACATCCAGATACAGTTGCCGATAGAGAACTTAGAGTTTTAGGGCTAAGTTATAACATACTCCGTGTAGAAAACGGAATAGCTAAAACTCTGTTTAACTTATAATGAATCAACGAGAAAAAGACGCAACCGAAAACTTAATTGAACAGGTACAGGACTCCGCTATTAATATTATTCAACCCATATTTGAAAGGTCCATGGTTCTCGCAGCAGAATACGCAAAAGCGTGTGGTAGAGATATGGTAGTTGGTGAAGACTTGGAATATGCAATGAAATATTGTGCCATGAATGAAGTTGGTAAGAAAATGGGTACATATTTTCCAGAAATATACGAAGAATCTTCAGATGACGGTTATGAAGAAGATATTGAATTTGAAGACGAAGAAATTCCTTTTACGCGATACACAGGACGCGAATATAAGTTTGTCAAAATGAATATGGCGTATGATAATTGGGATGCGTGGGAACCAAAAAATCCGTCAGAATTATTGTTAAAAAATGCTATAGATAGTAATGAACACGTCGGAACCTGAAGGGTACGAAGCAACGTCTAAACATTTTAAATTATATGATGACGACGAAAGTTCTGATACTGATAGTGATTCCGATACAGAAACTGAATCGGGTTCCGAATTAGGAACAGACCATGTAAATATGGGTATGTTAAAAGGGTATATGAAACCGAAACATTATAAAAAAATTTTAATTGAAGAAGATTTACTCCCCGATTAAAATCTCAGGATACTATATATAAAAATGTCTACTGCTGCCGAAACTGTTACGCTCGTCGCTCGTGAACTCGAGTCCCAATCCCTCAACGCCGTTGTTGCGGGTTTCTCCTTTGCCGCCGCGCTCTCGTGGATGGACTTGGTGAGATGGTTGGTTAACCAAGTTGTTAAGGTTAACAAGAACGGTGGTATGAACTACACACTTACTGCCTTGTTCACGACTCTCTTGTCCATCTTGGTCTACGTTGGTATCTCCCGTGTCTCTACACGTGTCCAAAAACCAACTCAACCAATCTTCGCGGTTACTCGATAATTCTTGGTTTACGCATAACAAGTAATAAAACTAAACCGGTTGCAACTACCATAAATATAGATACAAAAGCATCCCATCTACGCGGATCCTCTATTTCGGGGATACTCATAGATGTAGGAAGAGGAGAAATATAGTCTTCTTCTGGTTTTTCCATTTTAGATGCATTCTCAAGTTTATTAGTAGAACATGTTACTGCAAGTTTGAGTATATGATTAGCATGTCTAAAATCATATGGTATTAATCGATTATTACTACTATAATAAAACTGAACACGTAAACTCGATATCGTTTTTTGTGATCCAGAATCAAAATTGTGTTCAACCGTATCATCAACACCAGAAAAGTTAATTACATCACCACATAAGAGTATACGTCCTGTATAAAATGGTGTTTCTGAAAATACAGTTTTGTTAAATTCATCAGAACCACTACTCATTTTAACAATGATTGCATCTGGACCCTGTAAATTAATACTTCCAGTTTCCAATGAATTCGACGACGATGATACATTTGAAGCTGGTAACCCTAAAATATCATGAGGAGTTGTATACCCACTACTTGAGGTAGATGCATAACCATTCGTACCACCATAAAACAAAAATGTAAAATCACCCGAACCCGTAAAAGTTATAGCATTCGTATCTTTATCAAAAGTTGCACCCGTAATTATAGTACATTTATCATTAACTTCTGCAGCTAATTCTTCACCACTATAATTTCCAACGTCTAAAGTTACAGTTTGTGTACTTCCTCCGTTTGTTAAAACATCAAATGTTTTATTTCTATCATGTATAAGGTACTGACTATTATGTATGCGTGCTGATATAAGTGAAATTTTAGTTACGTCATAAATTGGATTTTTTAGGTTGACGACATAATCACTTGGATTTGAGTATAGAATAGGATCTCGTTCACCACTGTCTATATCTAAAGTATGTACCCTCATTAAAATATAGGAGCATTATTTTAATGAGTGTTATATCACATTTTGTTTAAAATTAAGAAAGACTATGTGCTAATGGGTTATTTGAAAGTTGTCTTCTCGCAACATCCAAACCTGTACTGGATGCATACGGATTTTCGTGACCCTTATAAGCATTAAATTTGTGATAGTCATTATTTCTATATTGTTGTGTCCAACCACCACTCGCTGCATTTACTCTACCATCAATTCTACTTGTATCGGAACGAACACTTGTAACCATACCACCTTGATTAAGTGCATCGGCACGAACATTCATTCGACCTGGACCCGCGGTTCTACCTGATTTACCACGACGATCATCTGGTCTAAACCCATACTTCATGAGATCTTCAGCTGTGTGAACAGAACCATATGTTCTCTTTTCTCCGATTTTAGATGCTGGGGCACTTAAATAACCCCCTGTAAAACTACTTATACCTGGAGCAGGCTGGTTGTTATATTGATATTGTTCAATCGTACCGTCCATTTTATTACGTGTTGGTTCCTGAGCCCGTGTAAGTGCCGAAACTGCTCGTTTTGCACCCGCAAATCCCAAAGTATCTGTTCTCGAACCCGTTTCTGATCTATTCGTTGTTCTCTTTGTACGTTCATGTTCTCCTCGGGGTGTTCGACCACCCATACCCTGAGCTCTACCTGGTACAGGGGGGAGACGATCAGTAAGAAACGCCGTCTTTTCTGGTCTATTGTTTGCAACTTCACCGACAACTCCTCGTCTACCACCCCCGACATCAAAGGCTGGTCCAGATCTACCTGGTAAAGTTGTTAAACGATATGCACCCACATTTTCAGGGTTTACACGAAACAATTGTTGATTCCCGCCAAATGCAGGAACTTCTGGTCCGACACCCAAGCCTGGACCAACCAATTGTTTTTCAACTGGAGATAAGTTATTCATTCTTCCGGCGTCATATACGCGGTTACGCATCGACAATATTTCCCCACCCGAAGATCTCTGTTGTGGTGCAACTTCAGAAAACGAGCTTATCTCTTGTTTAGATGTATAACTTGGTTCTACAAGTGGTGATATTGGACCCGAATATTCTGTCTGTGATGTGACCTCCATGGTAGAAAAATCTGACGGCACCTCTGGTTCTTCTATGGGGTTACCTTCTACTGTGTATTTTTCGTCTGGTTGACTCAATTTTCGTCCGGCATAAACTAAACCGGCTATAGCCATTATAGATATAGGATCAGCCATTCTTATTTCTTAGCGAGATTTTTATT